TCCCAGGGCATCATATTTTCTATTTCAGTCAAACTATATTTATGGTACTGCATCAAAGCAAAGTTAGTCTTATAATAGCCTTCCAAACTGTTCTGGAAGACCGCTATGCGAAAAAACTTTGCAGTCCCTCAAGATTATACTCACATTCAACTTCGGTATTTGGATTAATCACTGTAAATGAATGAGTTAGTTTAGGCATGGTTTCATAAAATTTTTGAATTGCTTCAAACTGTTTACTAGTCAAACCTTCAACAAATGTACGAAACTCTTTGGGTGTTGTAGTAGTTTTATCAAATACCTCATCACCTTGAAAAATTTGATCAATATTATCTGAAATAAAGTTAAAAACCTCTTCAGTTTTAATATCTTTACTCAAAAATTGTGATTCTATGAATCTATCCATACTAGGATACTTCATCACAATACCTGTTTTCTCATCTAACATAATCTTATTAGAATGGTCTTTAGACTTCTCAACTTCTATTTCTGATATATCTATAGATGCTGTAGTAGTTGTTTCATTATCATCAGTACATGTAACTGTTAACTCAATTACTTCACCAACAGATGCTGCACGTATCTTCAAAAAGATGTATTCTAAATCAAATGATGGTAGATTATCTACTTTTAGTCTAGACGTAATGCAATTCTTCAGAAGTGTCTTTACAGCAGTTATTATTTCCTTCTCTTCACCAGATTCCATTGCAAGTAAAAGCAATTTCTCTTCTTTTACAAGAAAAGGTCTATACTTAACAGTTTTTCCAGTTGAAGGTAAAATCAGTTCATAGGTGGGTACACCTAATTTCGGTAATGCCATTAAAAATTAATTCAATTCGTATATTTATTTAGCTCGACTTTTTGAGGTAAAAATGATTGGAGATTTTTTTGCCGAATTAAGGGAATCAAAAATCGAATTTCCCTGTGCATATTCAGAAAATGGTCTTTGAAGGGTATACACTTTGATCTTGATATACCACACTATGCTTCGCATAATAAAAGTTAGCCGAAACTCTAGTTAATTGTGATGTACCATAAGATAAAGGCACTGTGTCAATTGAATATGGATAACATTCTTCCATAATATATGAAATTCCTGCTCTCTGATTAGGTGCTTGTGGTCCTTGATCTGTCTTTGTAATTCTTACTGTACAAGCGTATCTATCAGGATATTTTAATCTAATTGCTCTATTAAACAACCTAGGTTTTTCGCCTTTAATTCCCATCAAAGATCCTGAAGTATTTTTAATAGGACCATTTTCAACCACTCCTCCATCAAAAATAAAGTTATGCCATGCTGTCACAAACTTCAATGGTGTCATATTTACATCACACATCCATGATAAAGAAAAATCTGTAAAAAATCTAGCATAAGGATAACTCACTTGGTTCTCTCCAAGATATCTTCCCTGTAATTGTCCTGTTGCTGCTTGAGTATTAGGTAATTGTGCTTCATCACAAAGTAACTTAACCAACCCACCAAGATTAGATGCATCAGTTGTGTAAAGATCTCCTAGGAAATACTCATCTAGATAATTTCGCAAAGATCCAGTTATCTCGAACTGCACATCATAACCATTGGACATGGCCATGTTGCCACCTTTGGCAATTGCACTAATGAATGTATTAATCGACACGCTAAATAAAAACGGAAGGTTTAATAATAATTATGTCATACTCTGGAACTTACAAACCAAACAATCCACGTAAGTATAAAGGTAATCCCACCAACATTATTTATAGGTCATTATGGGAAAGAAAATTTATGCATTTCTGTGACCATACAAGTACTATAGTTGAGTGGGGTAGTGAGGAAGTAGTAATACCTTACAAGTCTCCTATTGATGGGAGATCTCACCGTTACTACCCTGACTTCTACATCAAAGTAAGAACTAAATCTGCTGGTATGAAGAAGTATATTATAGAAGTAAAACCAAAGAAACAAGTAAAAGGACCAGTCGAAAAACCAAAACGAAAGACCACTGCATGGAGAAGAGACGTTTTAACATTCATGAAGAACCGTGCCAAGTGGGATGCTGCAGAAGACTACTGTAAGGACAGGCAGATGAAATTTTTAATCCTTACTGAAGATCACCTAGCAATCAAGAAGTATGCCAAGCACCGCAGGTAAAGGGTTTGGAAAGGATACTTCATCCTACCAAACAATATTTGAAAAGATAAAAGACCAATCTTCTGGTGAACAAAAGAGCTTGGCTTGGTATAAAAATACTATCCATAGACTATCAGGTGACTACACAACTGATGATCCAATTACTGCTGAAAAAAGAGACTCTTATGATGATAGTGAGGAGCAAGATGGTAACGTATTAAGAACTACAGTAAGACAAGGACACTTATACTTTTTTGAGTACAAAGCAAAGAGTAAATGGTTGCCTTACTATGATAAATTTCCTCTTGCATATGTATTCAAAAGAGATAGAGATGGATTCTATGCAGCAAACTTTCATTATCTACAGTACAGGACTAGACTTAAGGCAATGAAAAAATTACAAAGAGGTATGATTGACATACCTCGGAATATCATACATAAATACTTGAATAGTCATGTAGAAAGTCTCTTCCTAGATCTACATTCAGAAGAATGGGATACATCTATACTTTTACCTGTTGAGGATTTTGTTATGACTGGTAGAAGAAATAGAACACAATACCCATACGATAGAGAATTAGTATGGGGAGAGATGGAAGAAAAAGAAAATGATCGAGTGAAAGCAAAAGCAATCGTGAAGGATTACTAAATGTCTGAATTAAGAAAACCCGATGGTGTCTCACAAACATGGTGGGATAATGCTAGTGAAGATGATAAAAATGATATGTGGAATGAATCCATATTTTATACTGATGGCAACTATGTAGAAGAAGCACAACAATGGACAGATGGAGTTGGTTCTACTAAACTAACCAACGGAACTAGTTCTGATAATGAAACAATCGTATGGGCAAGACCTAGAGTAAATAAAGGAAAGGTTGGTTCTACATCAGGCACGATTAGATATCCTTCATCTTATCCTATAACAGCAGATACTGATTACGTTTCTATAGATTTCTACAACTATCAACCACCATTTGGTAATATACCAGGACAATCCACAGAAGTAGAAGAAGATGACGGTTCAACTGGACAAGTATACAAAAACTATAATCACAGTATAGGTGATAATGCACTAACAGAAAGAGCAGATGGATATAAATCTATCCTACTATTCATGCCAGAGGATGTTAATACACAGTATGGTGCTAACTGGGGTGGTGTTGGTACTGGTGTAGGACAGAGAGGATTTGCTGAAGTGATAGGTACCAAGGAGAAAGATCTAGGAAAAATGTGGGAGTCCACATTAGAGACATTTAAGGGTGGAGCAGTGATTGATGGTTATGCTGTTGCAAAAAATATGATGAACCTTACTATGGGTGGAAATATGTCAGCTGACCAACTAATTTCTGGTGTGTCAGGACGTATCATAAACCCCAACGTAGAATTAATGTATGAAGCACCTGAATTGAGAGGATTTAATCTAAACTTTAAGATGATGCCAAGAGATCCTCAAGAAGGTAGAGATATTTTTGGTATCTGTCAAACATTAAAGAAAGCAATGCTACCTTCATGGGGTGGAAAGATAAAGGGAGGTGAGGTTGGTGTTGGTTCATTACTAACATTACCAAAAATTGTCAGTGTTAAATTTATGACAGGTAATAGATTAAATAAATATGTTACTCAATATAAACCATGTGCTATCACCAACGTCAGTATTAACTACACACCAGATGGTAGTTATGCAACATACCAAGATGGTTCTCCTGTAGCAACAATGCTTTCAGTACAATTCAAAGAACTCAAACTTGTATTCGAACAGGAAGTACCACTACCAAATTCATCAAATTCAGCTGTAGCATCATATTGATATGTTCTTCTCATTAATACCAGACATCGAATATGATGTTAAACCAATCAAGTTTCCTTACACGAAATCTGATTTCATAACTGCAAAGAATTTCTTCAGAAGATTTGAAATCAATTCAAATATGTTCTCATACACTACAACATTTAATAAGTATGCAGTGTTAGAAGGAGAAACACCTGAACAGTTAGCAGATAAAACATATGGTGATCCATTCCTTGACTGGGTGATACTATTAACTAATAATGTTATCAATCCTTTATTTGATTGGCCAAGAACAGACAATGCTGTAAGAAAGTATTGTGAAAAGACTTACATAGATCCTTACAGTGAGATACTATACTACAAAACCCGTGAGATCAAGAGTGGTACTTCGATGACCACTGATCTTACGGGTAAAACTATAAAAATAAATGCTCTTGATGCAGGTCTTAAAGTAGATGAGGAGTTCTACAATACACCATTCTCATTCTTTGATGGCACCCAAGTAATTACTATGGCAGGTTCAGAAGTATGTGATCCTGTTAATGCATATCAGCATGAGATAGAGGAAAATGAAAAGAAAAGAGAAATATATGTACTGAAGGGAAGATATCTATCGAAATTTGTAAGAGAATTCACAGAAAAAAATAGATATGAATCATCAACTGATTACATATCTCAAAGATCTAAAAAGACAGGAGTATAATTACTTCTGCTTTTCTTCATGACTTTGTAGTGCTTCTAGTATCCTAGACATGTCAAGTGTTGTTAGTTCTCCGTCATCTGTCCACTTTAAAGTAGAGTATGACTCGGTTTGTCTATCGTTGTGGGTAAAATAATCTCCTGACATTGTTTTGTGTTGGGTTCCTCATAATAATTTATCATAGTTTTCACACAAAACAGGGTTTTCTTTATAGTATCTTTCGGTTTGCTTTACCTAAAGATATTATGTTCATCATACTTCTTACAGATATCTATGTTAAAAGATAAAGATATTCTTTCATCATGTGTCATATTAGGATCAGTACGATGTTGTATTATAGATGGCCATAATGCTAACAATCCTTGTTCTAAAGGTAATTCTGGTTCACTTGCAGTTAGACCCTCAAAGATATAACTTGTCCTTTGAGGATCAGTAAAATATAAATTACCATCGTTACCGTTTGTCTGTATATAATACACTCCAGATAAATCATTGGCAGCATGATCATGAAGATGTGCATACTTACGATGCTTTGTCTTTGTAAACCAAGATTGAGTGATCACATATTTTCTAAACTCTGGGCATCCCATGTCATCCATAAAAGACATTAGATTATCATGCAGAAAATCTAAAAATTTAGGACAATCCTCAAGAACATTACTACCAAAAGGATTTTCACTTAATTCATGAGTATCCTCTGTCCAATTTGCAATCTGTTCGAATTTAATTTTGTTGCAACATGACAAAAGTTCTTCTTGTATCTCGTCATATACATTTCCATATGCTTTATTCATATAGAGAGGTATAGGAAACCATCCCTGTGTTGTCATA